AAGTAAGCCTCAACAGGTTTTCCATCTTTGCGTTGAACATCAACAACAAAGATGTCTACTTCGTCCGCATAACCAGAGTCAAGAACTTTTCCTGCGAACATGCTTTCAGCCATACCTTCAACTTCAAGAAGGCTTGGCATTGTGTCTTGTTGCTCGCAACCACCTGGGCATGAAGCACAGATTTCCGAACCACCTGAATAAACGCGACGCTCAATAGCGCAAACAAAAGCAAGATCGTCATAGTCAGCAGACTTGACACCCATTGTTTCCATGCGCTTTGCGCGTGCCTTCTTGCGCTGTTCCATCATCTTTTCAATCTCGCCGTACATCTTTTCTTCTTCGTCGTCAAGATCTTCAGGCATGTCTTCTTCGTCGTCTTCTTCTTCCATGTCTACGACTTCAGCAGGCTTCTTTTTCTTTTTTGCGGAAGCAGGTGTCATTTCCTCTTCCATCATTGCGAGATCTTCTTCCATCTTTGCTCCCTTTTCATCCGAAGCGGTTACCCATTCAGATTTTTCGGTTGCTACTTCTGGTGCTGCGTCAGCAGGTACGGCTTCTTCCGTTTGCGTGACAGCCTTCGCTCCACACTTGCCGCAAACTTTTGCTCCGGGCTTGTAGCCACATTCTGCTAACTCCAAACCTTTGGCGCATTCAATTCCGCCGTCTGCTAAAAGTTTTACTGTCGGTGTTTCGCTAGCCATGTTCGTGGACTCCTTATAGTGCATCGTTTTGGCAATGCACCTTGATGGATTAGAGCAAACAGAGCATGGCGTCAGACGCTTTTCGCCTGACATCAAACACTGATACTTTGCTGTTTTTTGTGGTAAACCTGTTATTGAAGTATAACTCATAATAGTGTTTTGTTTCTGCTACAAATGGAACCAATACAAAAACCTTACGATTATTTACATTGAGTCCATAATGTTGAGAAGCGCGTCAAAGGCTTCATCTTCAACATCGCTGATTTCAACTTGTACACCCTCTTCCGTAACTTCTGATTTGATTTGATAATAATCCAAAATCGGATCCAAAAGTTCTTTCACTTCATAAAGCGAATGTTCGGAAGATGAAATAAGAAGCATTTCTTTTTCGTCAGTTAAGAGCGATTTTGCTTCAATATCTGAGGAACCACCGCCTGCATTGAGGACTTCCTTGAGAAGGTTGAAAGCATTTTGCAGTTTTGTCATATTGCGAGAATTGATGACCCGTCCTGCCTTGATTTCAATATCTTCATCGGCGTCCTTGCCCATGAGTTCGGAAATAGCCGCCATAAGCATGCCCATCATTTGCTTTGGGTCTTTGCCTCCGCCGCCACAACCACAGTCGTCATCGTCCCCGCCTCGGGAGTATGGCATCTCTATAACGCCACCATTATCATCGTCGCCTTCCATGACCCAATTGTCTTTATCAGCCATGTAGTTGATGAAATCTGGTTCAGCGTTCATGAACTCTTTAAGAGCCTCATACGCTTTTTCGTTGCCCTCGTCTTCATTCTCAAACTCAACATCTTCCATTTTCATGGTTTCTTCTGTTTCATCTGATTCAGCCAAACGACTAGCCATAGCCTCCATCATTTCGTAGCCCTTTTCTTCAGAGTCAAGGAAGTCAAATATTGACTTAATTTCTTCTTCGGTCATGGATTCAAGAGACTTTCCGGGTTTGAGTACTCCGCTAAGACGGTTATTGAATTCGCTGTCATCCCAATTCCGTTTGCGTAGTTTGCCACGGCAATTCTTCATGCCCGGATGATGGCATCCTTCGTTCGGCCAGAGACCAGTTGTTTCGTGATGCAACCAAGCACAGATGTTGCTCAACGGGAACAGTTCTGGATGGTTTGCAAGGATTACTCGGCATCGGCGGAATCCACCCGGCTTGCGCATGATTGGACGCCAGTAACGGAGTAGTTTTTCAAGGTTCCCACGACGCGGACCGTATCCACGGGTGCGGGCAGTAACAATTTCCTGAGGAATGATGCCGCCAAGTGGGTCAGCCTTTTCAGGTGACTTTGGTTTTACACCTGCTGGTACCTGTGGGTCTTCTTCCATGCGGTAGCGATCTTCATAACGGCGTTCGCCGTCGGATCCACTAGGGGTGTCTCCGTCTGCGTTGATGTAAACAGTTTGTGGCTTAACCCTTGTTGGTTCGCCGAACATGAACTGCCCATCTTCAAAATGGTACGAGACACGCATGGTGATGACGGCACCCTGTTCGCCTCTATGGTCAAAGATGACGCTGTTTGCGTCTGATTCCCTTAACCGTACTGCCCCACCAAATTTTTTTGCGAGAGCAAGCGGAAGGTTTTGTTTGCGACCTTTTTCTGGCATTGGTGCGTCTACTGCGTCATCGTCCTCATCGTCTTCACGAGGCTTCTGCCTGTTCATACTGTTGGCTAGAATGCGCATAAGCAAAGAACGACCTTGGTCTGTTAGTTTTCCGTCACCGTCGCGCATGTGACCTTTGATTTCGGCATTCTCTGTTTGATTTTCAACTGACTTGATTGAAATGGTGCCAGTGAGTTGGTTCGCACCGTGAAGTACAGGGCTCGCTTCATAGAGTTCAACTTTTTTCAAAACATTCGCTTGACGCTGTGGATCAAAGTCTGCGTCCAATGTCTTGTATCCAATTGACCATTCTTGTTCTTCGCCGAAGAAGGCAACATCGGCGAAAGCCTGTCGTCCTCGTTCGGACTTCAGGTTGAACTGAACTTTTGCATACAGACCGCCGATACCAGCGGCACGCATTTTGATAGGAAGTCGTGGATCCGATGGTGGAACTTCGTACATTTCAAGTACTTTGCCGATTGGCTCGTTCCAGTTGTGACCCCATACAACACGGGGTTTGCGCCTTTTTAGGCTTTCCGTGAATGCGCCGGGGACGATGATGTCACCTACGGAGTCCTTGTTACCAATTCCCGCGACGAAGCATTCAACAACGCCTTGCGCTTCGTCAATGTTGAACTGACCTTGAAGGGCTTTATATTGCTGTGTTTCCGATAGTGCTGTTGGCATGATGCTCCGTAAATGGTTGTTTATAAACAATAAACCATTTGAAGCGTCAAAAAAGGAACACTTTCAGTATAACTAGGTTATTTTACTGAAACTATTCGCTATCAAATCCGAAACGAAGACGACAGCGGCAGTTGAATGTAAGAGCAGGTGGCGCTATTGGGTCACCCGGGAATCGCAACATCAGTCCATCAACGATGAAACCGTCACCGAATTTCACTGTTTTTCCTTCAAGGAACTTATGGGCATTACGAACACGGGAATCTTTTCTAGTCAGCCAAGTCTTAGTGAAACCACCCTGACTGTCTTTTCCTGCTAAATAAACCCCGCCGTTATAGGAAGCCTGTGCTTCGTGTTCGGCAATGTCTCTTTTCCTCTTAGAGATGAGTTTCAAGAATATTGCTATAAGAGCCAACCTCAAAAGAACGGATCGTTCTTCTTGATTCTCTTCCATCAGTGCAACAGCAATCGCCGCGGCTATCTCCTCGGCGGTACTGGTGTTGGCTTGTTGCATTCGCTCTACTTGTTGTTGAGCAAGTTTTTCAACTTCCTGCGGTTCAAGCGCAACCTGTTCACTAGTCCTTGAAGCAACATATTCCTTGGCATCAACATAAATGGCAGAAATAATTGGCTCTAAATCATCCTCAAGTTGCTTGTTCCAAATCTCGGCATCAAAAACCATGTCAACAGTAAGCGCGCCACTAGCCAACGCTCTTATCCCGCGCTTGCCGAATGCTTTCTCCATGACGACTCGTTGCTGTCTCTCAAAGAGACGCTCCAGTGCACGATCAATAATTTCCGTCCACCTGTCGGTATCCGTGTCTGCTTTGGTTTCAATTTCTTCAACAAACTTGAGTTGCATTTCATGTTGGATTTTTTCAAACTCTGAAAGTTGCTGATCAGGCGTAAGCGCCGCTGTTTCGGTCGCCGCTTCTGCTGGCATATCTGGCGCTGGCACGGGTGTAGGCGGTGCAGGTGGTGGAATAGCCATTGCACCGTCTTGAGGTGGAAGACCGCCGGGTGCAGCATTCGGATCAACACCTGCCATATCAACAGGCTGTTGTTCTTCAGGTTTAAACGGCTTCTCGGTATTGGCGATAGGCGTGAGGTTCGGATTAGAAAGAAGCGAATCCGCAAGTTCTGATTCAACCTTTTTTCTTCCTGTTGCAGTGCGGTATTCATTCAACGAAATGAGACCCTGTTGGAACTCATCCATCACATACCGTTCGCGTTCTTGTTTTGCAAGAATCAAAATAGGAATGTCGTCGGTATCAAAATCAACATAATACTTATCGTCAAGTTCATCAAGCGCACGAGCAATTGTGTGAAGGTGAGGAGCCATTGTCTCCATCCAAAAAACACGCAGTTCTTCTGACGCATTTGAGAAAGTTCTTCCAGCGGCATTACCGATCACTGACTCTGGAACTCCAAACGCGGCAAAGATTTCGTTCTTTTGAATTTCCCTCATCTGCGTGTAGGCGGCATCTCGCGGTGATGCAGAAGTATCTACATAGTCAACCCCTGCTTCAGATGCGATAACTGTTGTTGAACCAGTCTTGGAAAGGTTTCCCCTAAAACGGTTTTTCAATTCTTGTTTATCGTCATCTTCCATGTCTCCACGAACAACTAACAGACCGCCGGGTCGCCCGTCGTTCAACAGGTAGTTCCTGTTATAAAGTTTTGACAGAGTTTCTAATTCAATTGCTATTCCAGCAGATTCCATTGGTGTCATGGAAAGATACGGATCTAGCGGATGAGGTCGGCGAATCCAGCAAACATCTTCTGGCTTGAGAACAAATTTTGTTCCGTTGCGCATGTCAACTTCAAACCCTGCAACAAATCTTTTTGGGTCAGGAATCGGCGCAGTGAACTGAGGCGGAAGAAGTTGCAGGGCAATAATCTTTCCGTCTCGCGAGCGAACCTTTTCAATGAAGACACCTCTTGTGCTCATCAAGAGTTGAGCGGAGATTCTGTAACGGAAAGCAAATGAGTTTTCACCCTCATTGGACTTTGAGTTGAAAATCTCTAGCAGTGACTCGTTGCTCTTTGTTTTTTCCCCACGCTGATCATTGCCTTTTCGCAAGATGACGGGAAGTCGTGCTTGGTTTCCTGCAATTGCGTCTATGCATCGGAAAACCCATGTAACTTTTTGCATACCGTCGCGATATGCGCGTTCAATATCCCAACCGTCTTTGTAAGGTTTTCCTTGGCGCGAGACATCAAATGCAACTGGTGCGCCGGGATTTGACATTGCCTTTTCGGCAAAGTTCCTGAGATCCTTATTGTCATTGCTATTCCAAGCCATTATTCAGATCCCAACAGATACCCATAGATTCCGCAAGCAACTCCACCAGTGATAAATCCCGCAGGGAGAAATATGAGACCAGTACCTAAAGAAACACCCACGACGAATAGAAACATCAAACAGTTTGCAAGGTTGCGGCGTGTAGCGAATAACTTTAGTTTGCGATAAATATCCATTTAGACCGTCACCTTAGCAAATGAAAGACCTATTTAATACTACATTATGTATCTATCCACATTTACGAGGACACATGACCGCTGACTGGAATAAAATTTACGAATACCTGCAACCGAAGGATCCTTTGTTTTGTCCTGAGGAAGCATCGTTAACTCAGAAAGTATTTTTACGGAGTTATTCACTTGAAGGTCTTTTTGGCGGAGCGGCTGGTGGTGGCAAAAGTAGTGCCTTGCTTATGGCGGCTTTGCAATATGTTGATGTGCCAAACTACTCTGCGATTCTCTTTCGTCGCACCTACGCCGACTTGGCTCTGCCGGGCGCTTTGATGGATCGTTTCCGAAATTGGGTTACGTCCTACGAGGATGTTCATTGGAACGCGAATAGTTATGTGGCTACTTTCCCTTCTGGTGCCCGTGTTTCCTTCGGCTATCTGAATAATACGAACGACTATCTGCGATATAAGGGTTCGGAGTTTCAGTTCATAGGTATGGATGAGGTCACCGAAATTCGTGAAAGTGACTACAGGTATATGTTCTCCCGTTTGCGCCGTCCTGCTTCGGGTCCGCTTTCCAAGGTTCCACTGCGGATGCGCTCGGCATCAAACCCTGCCCCTAATTGGGTTCGCCAACGCTTTATCGTAGAGGGTAAAAATGAGCAGAGATTTTTTGTACCCTCGTTTTTAACTGATAACCCAGGAATTGAC